TGACGAAGCCACCCCTTTCTTTCATTTAGAATTATTCTAAATAGTTAGATTAATTACCAAAAAATTCTTTTCTTCTTCTATTTACTTCTTGATCAAAAGCTTCTTCTCCTTTTGCTTTCCAACTTAAGTAATCTTTATATTGTGCAGGAAAATTAGCTACCCATTTATTAACAGCATCATAAGCTTGTTTAATTATATGAGCTGATGGATTTCGTCTAGCAATAGGAACATCAAATTGACCATCCCACCATCCCATCATGTCTCCCTCAACATCGAATCTAAATTGGTTTGGGAAGTGAACAGTTCTAATTTTTGCTCCTGTTTTGGCTTTTAAATCTTGGGCCATTTTTTCAAAGTCATCAAACATTTCTGCTCTTGTAGGAAGATTTTCAACTTCATTTAAACTTTCATTTTTCTTTAAAAAAGCAGCTACTTCTGCTGGATCTGCTGATTCAAATTCGGGTTCATCATCATATGAACCTATTTCGTCTTGGTTTCTAGTATTGTCCCACACCACATACATGTCTTCACCTCCTTCATCGGTTTGATCATAGTGAACAACAGCATAGTTACCAACTACTAATGTAGCTTCTTCTGTGTCTGGAGATGTTTCGAAATCAGGTAATGCTGCGATTTGTGATGTTAAATCTTCGTTTAATTTAGATTCATTCATACCCTTACCAGTTATAACAACTGGAGTGTTTGGGGCAATTATTTTCATTTCTTCATCTGATACTAAATCTGCTATTCTAGCATTTTCAGAGGCTACTAAATCTTCTAAATCTAAATCTAAAGCTTTATTATAAAGAGATCTTACTTTAGGATTTTTTTGACCGTTTATACTAATTCCATAAAAGGGATTTGATGGTATAACTATTCCTTCCTTATTTGTAGTTTGAATCAATAAAGCATTGCCTGCCCAAGCTTTACCCCATTCCGCATCATCTGCTTTAACCTGAACAAACATGCCTTTTTTCTTATTTTTATTAACATTCATATCATCCCACAAATAATCAAGAGATATTCTAATATCTGATTTAGGGACACCTAATTTATTAGCAACCATTGAAATGGTTTCTTCTAGTTCATTAGCTATTTTATCATATAGAGTTACTTCTTCAGGTGTTTTTCGATATGGGTATATATCTGCTGCTTCATTTAAACGAGATTGAAAAGTAATTTTATTTTCAATCAACCATTGTTTTGCGTCAAAATTGTCTGCTTTTTTCATTTTATTTTTTTATTTAAAAGAGTTTGGTGTTAATTTGTCTTTAATATTTTCAAAAGATGTATTTAAATCATCTTTCCACTCGGATTGTCCTAATAAGTAATTTATAAACTTAGTAGCTTCACCACTGTCAGGTATAGTACCTACTTCTTCATTTGATGTTGAAGAGTTATTTAATATAAAATTATCGCCTTTTAATTTTATTTGTATTGTTGCTTCTTTACCATCAGAAACTTTGGTAAAAACAAATTTAATAGTAGGACTACTACTAAACATGCCGGAGAAAAATCCTTCTTTTACTTTTGGTTTTTCAAATATTACATCTTTAAGTTTATAGTTGTAATTAGCATATCTTTTATACATTGGATTAACTAATACAGATAAACTAAATTCATCTGGTTTAGATGAAGCCTCTTCTCCTGATGGGTTTTTGATATTTTTAGTAGCAGCAGCAACTGCCCCCATTTGCCCTGCTAGGGCCTCATTTAGGCGAGATTGAGTAGTGATTTTATTTTCTACTAACCATTTACCAGGGTTGAAGTTGTCTGCTTTTTTCATTATTTTACAATACCTGCTCTGTATTTCATCTGATGGATGAAAACTTCGTCTAATTCTTTTTTACTCATTTTATGTTTAGAATCCATAATATAAGGTACAGTAACGGGTTCAGCTGTTTGATCTGGTCTTTCAGGCATCATTTCGAATTTACCTTTTAAATGAGCTAAAGCCATTTCTAAATCTTTAGTCATTGAATTAATACCTTTATTATCAACAGTAATCCATTCTTGATTTTCATTATCCCAAACATAACCATAATCAGCACCCATTCCATCAATTTTTTCGGCTATTTCCATCATAGCTTCATTAAAATTATCAGGTAATTGGGTTACATCAGGCATTGATTTATTTGCAGCACTCCATTCACCTGTTTCAGGATCTAAATATGAAATATATCCTACATTAGCAATTTCTTCTGCTTTAGCATCACTATCGTAAAAATTTTCTAAACCTTTACCTAAGTTTTCAGGATAACCATCGTAGTGGTTGTATGTTGAGGTTAATTTTAGATCACCATCTGTATCTAAATAACCAATAAGAGCTCTAGTTCCCATAGTTTAATTATATGTTATAAATATTACAATTTATATTTAGATTTATATTTTTCAATAAAACTTTCGCCTACCCCAACTTCCATCCATACTGCTACTTCAGGTATACCTGGTAATTTGGTTTTAGGGTCAATTACTTCATCAACATTACGATTGTTGAATACTTTCATTTTAGTTTGAGCGTTTGATCTGTTAGATGTTTTAAACACAACTACAACAGGATCATCCACATATGATTTACTTCTAGCCATTATCTATACATTATTACAAAATCACCAAAATAGTGGTCAAATACTTGAATTAGGTTCTCATAATCACTTGAGGTCATCTCACTGTGAATATAATTCCAATCTAAATCTAACTTTACAGCTAAATCTCTAGCTATACCTAACAATACAAAGGCATTACCTTGTGGACCTGTTAAATCGATTTCGATTTTTGAGGATGGTTTTTTACTTGTTATCATTACTTTAATTTTTGTTCTATTTCTTTAACATGTTTACAACGACGATCTTTAGCTCTCCAAAATCCACTACAATTACAAGTTAATTTTAAACCATTTTGTCTAACAGTATAAAAATGACCAGGATCACTTGCTGATTCAAATTTCCAAGTATTTTTTTCTACTGGAGCTTCTATTTTAACTGGTTTAATCCACTCAATATCTTTTAAAGTGGTTTTAGGATGTACTTTTTGCCAGGTAGGAACAATAAATGTTTCACCTTTAAAGTTAGTAAATAAAGTTGGTGGTAAATGGTGTTGGTGTTCATACTTGAACAAACGACCAGCACAACTAATTAAACTTGAAGATGGTTTAAAACCATAAGTAGTACCTTCAATATGTTTAAGGAATTTATTAGTATAGGTAATTTCTTGACCTAAAATACTAACTTTGTGTTTTTCAATTACTTCGAATAATGCCATAACCTTTATTATGACGTGAATATACGAAGAGAGATTCAGGAAGCCAAATCTCTCTTTTTCTTTTTTTCAATTTCTTCAGTAAGTAATTGTACGTCAATAGTAAGGGCAACACATAAACGTTCTAAAGCTTCCCAATCATATTGAGCTATTTTAGCTAAAACATCATCAGGTATGCTTTGAAAAAATTCTATTGCACCACCATCAATTTTCATCTTCTAAATCTTCAATCCACTTGGATGATTTTTTCTGTTGTTGTTTTCTAACTTTGTGGTTTTTCTTTAGATCATCTAACCAAATTTTTAAAACTTCCAATTTTTGATTGTTACTTGTTTTACTCATAAACTTTAATTAACCTTGTCCTACTGATATTTTTGTATAATTTTTTGAATTTTTATTTTTTGACATTTTAGTTTTAGCGTGAATACCTTTTCTTGATTTTTTAGGTTTTTCTTTGTAAAGCGATGAAGCGCTTATTGACGTTTTTTTAGATTTTGCTGCTGCCATGCATATACATACATGGTCTTGTGTTTAAAGTCTTTCCCATTTACTCTTATAATCTTTATTGGTAGTAGCATAAATAGCATAATCATTTCTTATTGGTTGACCACTATTATAAGCACCACAAGCTAAAGTCCAATCACCATGAATTGAATACCATTTGCGAAGCATTTGCATACTAATTTTAACATTTAAGTCAATATTAGTTTTTAATTCTTTTTCAGTAATACGTCCTCTAACATAAGGTCTAGCCCAACGAGTAATAATTTGCATTGGACCTACAGCACCAGCATATGACTTTTGATAAGGATTGTAGTTAAAATGAAATGGTCCTTGATAACGAGTTTCTAAATAAGCTACATTATAAGCAATATGTTTTGGAATATTGAAACTATCACTCCAGTGCTCGATCGACTCGTACATCTGGAGTGAAATAGTTCCATTTGCTAAATCTAAACGTTCTTCAAAATAATCTAATCTCTTATTTAGATTGTAGTACATTATACTCACAATCCCTAAGATTATTATTAGATACCAACTTTTTAATTTAGCAAAGATTCCCATAATTATTTAGTTTCAATTGGGCTAGCAATTTTAGAGGCATACATTTTAAAAATGGTTCTGCCAACTGAATCACTATAAATAACATACTGACCAGTTTTCTTGTCCATCAGAATCAATTTGTCTTCTGAATCAACAGCAATTCTAACTTCTCTGTTTAGAATAGTTTCGTTAACTGCTTTTGGTTTCATTTTCAATTCTTGAAAGTAGTAACCCATTCCAAATCCAGCAATCAAAGTTGAAGTAACAATGATAACGTTCATAAAGCGAGTAAACGCTACTTTAAATTTTTCCTTGAATTCTTCTGTGATTAAATTTTTCATAACTATTTTTTTGTTGGAAATATAATAAATAAATCTATTATTACCAAATTAAGATTGATTTTTCTTTGGTCTTCCTCTTTTTACTGGGGAGAGATTCCTTAGTTTACTTACTGTTTCTTTAATAAGCTGGCAATCCTCATATAATTCTTCTCTAATATAGTAAGGTAAATTTTCTTCTAATGTTTCAGCAAAGTGCTTACGTTCAACAGTAATATCATATATTTCACCTTCTTCTAAACAGGTTACTGATAATACATGAACATGTTTTTTCTTAGTTCCTATATTTTCTAATATACCTCCTACAATTGCTTTAGCAATTCTTATATCCTTATTGTCAACAAGTTCTTGAAATTCTTCGGTATTGTTAACTGTAATCTCTGCTACCATAATTAAAATAATTTAAAAAAGTCTGTTTTAATGTTCTTTTCCTTTAATTTACTGAATTTTTCCTGTTCCTCCAAGGTTTTCGTGGCAAGTTTTTCTAAATGTTTTTGTTTTTGAGCATCAAAGTCATTAACAATAGCATCATGTTTCTTGTTTTTACCTTTTTTTAATAATGGTACTCTCTTTTTCATAGGCGAGAAATATATTCACTACCATCATCTACAGGTTTCGGGTCATATAATCCTAATTCTCTAAGTCGTTGTTGAGTATAATCGTCTACTTCCCAATCAACTTTAGATTCATTTTTAACTAAATGATCCTCAAGCCCCTCTAGCTGTTTGTCACTAAATATGTCTCCAATTTGGAGAAAGTAACAATTGTAACAAAGCATTTCTAAATTTTCTAGTCTATAATGTTGTTTGTTACCGTCTTTAAAATTCATTATAAGCGGCATTTTATAGTCTAGTACGCGATGCTCATGAAAACCACACGAATAGCATTCCTCTTTCATATAACCCTCTTGTAACAACCTATATTTAATTTTATTTGGGTTGAACGAAGACGGATCAATTCTACCTTCTATTAAGTCTAATAAAGCAAAATCCTTTCTTGGATTACCATTACTTAAGAATTTAGGAATACCTTTACCACATTGGTTTTTATGTTGTTCAAACAAATTAGGAAAACCAGGTTCGGTAGCATCATAACGTTTTGCCCACATCTTATAATGAATATAAGAACAGTTCAAATAACGTGCTGCTGCTTTATTTGATTTAGTTTTAGCCATAGCAGCTAAAATCATTTCCTTACCAAGTGGTCTTGCTTTTGGCATTACTCTTCTTCTGGTTTTGTTTCATGAAACCCATGTGGGATATCTGTTTGGGGTTCGTCGATTGGGTCAAATAATTTGTTTCCTGCTTTACGAAGTTTATTTTCTGCTTCAATATAAGCTTTGTAATCTTCATGTTCTAGATGGATGGTTTCAATCCAAGTATGGTCACCCTCCCCTTTCATTACTGTTACTGTACCTTTCATTTTAGCACTAGAACAACTAACACATGTTTTTGCTCCAGGTAATGCTTTTAGTCTTCCCTCAGGAATTACTTCTCCACATTTTACACAATTTGTCATAACTTATTTTTTATCTAATTTATCTATTCGTTTTAAAAATTCCCATAATTCCTCAGATGTTTCTACAAACACTTCTTCCTCCTTTTTTTCAACGTGATCATTTAACTTAATGGGCATCAGTTCTTCATTCTCATTAAATCTATTATATACCCACCATAAAATTACATCAGTTTTCCATTCCCCGTATTTTACATAAAATAAATTTTCAATCATTAGGTAAAAAGGTTCATCATATGAAGACATATCCATGCTAAATTCTTCTCCTAAAGTACTAGTTCTTACCCAACATTCATCTAAAATATCTACTACATTAATGAATATGTCTTTTTCATTAAGACCTTTTTGTTTAGATTTAATATTTACATTTTTACCAAAATTTTTCATACAATTGTTTTTACACTAAAAATTTTTAAAAATTCTTTTAGGGGTAAATGTTTTAGTTCGGCAAAATGTTTAGCTGCTTCTAATCTAGAAAAGCTCATTTTACGACCAATAATTTCTTGGTTCTTATCTCGTTTATTGTAAAATCCAAATATCATATTAAAATGTGATTCCTTTAATTTTATTACCTTTAGGCCTATGGCTGTTGTTTTCAAATAATTGAGGCACAATCCCCCATTTATACATAAATACATGAGCTGCTGGACTTTCTGTTTGTTTAAATTTATCTCCTTCTTTACCATTTTTAGTAGCAGCACTACCAAAGTGATAAAAATGAAGATTATGAGTACGAATAAAACCTATTCCATTTAAATCTAATTTTAAAAAGAAATCCCAATCACAAATAAAGGGTGATTGATACATAGTATCGAAGCCACCTACAACCATATAGTTTTTCTTACTAATAACAAATGGAAAAATACCTCCATCTAATGTTATTGATTCTTTTCTAATGGTAAGTTCGTAATCAATAAAGTCTTCATACTTAAATTCACTTGGTGATTTACCAAAATCTTTTACAGGAAAATTAAATATACCTGGTCCTGTAGGTTCAATTTGATTTATTGTTAGTACTGAATTTGGGTGATATAGTTTTTCAATAATAATGTCCCAATTTTTAGATAAAACATTATCATCATTGATAATACATATAATTTCATTAGTGGCATTCATAACAGCTAAATTAAGTGCTGTTTGCATACCTTGGTTTTCACCTAAATCTAATACCTGAATGTTAGATTTGTATTTATCTAATATTGTTTGGCTTTCTTCTATAAAACCATCTACTGCTACAATAATTTCATTTTTATTTACTTGGTTTTCAATAGCTGATTTAAGACAAATATCTAAATATTCTGGATTTCTGTAGGTTGGTATAATTAAACTAATCATATTTTATTCCAATTAATAGTTGGTGAAAGTAAGGTTTCCATACAGTGTGTTGATAATCCAGGAATAGGAGTGAAAACAAATCTGTTTTTAGTTTCATTTAGATTAATAAAAGTATTATGATCTCCTACGGCTGTTGACCAAACATCATAATCGTCTTCGAATATTTTTCTTGTAATAATATAACTTCCACAAGTACTTGGAGTTGTTCTCCAATGATGATTTTCAGTAACTATAATTTTAGATACTAAATCATCATATCTAGAATCAATGTACTTATCATTATGATCATACAAAGAAACATAGTCTAATCCTGAATATGTTTTGAATAGAGTCATAATTTTATCAACCCATCCATTAATATGTAAATAATCATTTTCTAACCAATAAATTAAATCATTTGGTTCCATTGGTTGATTTTTAACATGTTCTAATAAATCTCTCCAAGACAATAAACTAGATTTATGGTTGGTTTGAAACAAAGTATACTTATCTTTGTAATTATATGTAAAATCCTCAGATAATTCTCCATCCATAGCTAATGTTAAATTAACATTGTCGTATCCGTCTATGGTTTCAAGTAAGTTTTTAAAACATTTTTCATAACTAAACCAATAAGGTCTAGCTTTACCTATAATATTGCTAGAGGTATGTCTATAATAAATGTTAATATTCATTTTATTATTTTTTACAAATCAACATAATGCTTGAACATAAATCAGGATATTGTTGTCCTAATTTAAAACAACCATCTAAATATTCTTTAGAGATAATATCTGTTTGTAAAAGCTTATCCCACTGGAAATTAGCTAATGATTTAAAAAATATTCCGGAACGATAAACAACCTTTAATTCCCCCTCAGTAGCATCTCTTTCTAAAGTATCTAAAGTGTAAGTAATTCTATGTCCGTGTTCTAGTTCTGATGGTGTGATTGCTGAATTATGGGTTATTAGTCCCATTTTGACAGCGATTTGTCTTGAGGGTGCATTAGCATTAGGGCACACTAGAAATAAATTACCATCTTCAGTTAACCATTCATCTTTGATCTTTTTTAATAGTCCAACAGGATTATCAATATGTTCTAAAACATGAGTTAAAATAATATTATTATATTTTTTAGGCAAAACAGTATCTTCAAATAATGAATTGTAATAACTAATATTACCCTTTAAAGTTTGTTTTGCTTCTTCAATAGCTGTATTTGATGCTTCTACACAAGTAATATCATCAAAATATGGTAATAATCTTTTTGTAAAATCGCCTTTAAAACTACCTAATTCTAATACATCACTGCCCTTAAAAAACGGTTTAAAGGATTCAATCATATAATGATGTATAACATCAAAATCAAAATTGTAAGCATATTTGTGATCTGCTGTATCTTGAAATTCTTTATTATAATCTCTTTGTGTTTTTAATTCCATAACTAAATTACTTTTTATTTTACTTGTTTGTTTAAAATTATGTTTTTGATAAAAATTTATTGCTTTTGTATTATTTGTATTTACGTGTAAAGTTACTTCAAAATAATGATTTTCCTTTAAATATCCAACACAAGCTAATAATAAGTTTTTAGCTATTTTATTACCTTGAAAATCAGGATCTACACTAACATTTGTTATAAAACTTGTTTTTTCTTGTTCGTCAACATATAATGCTATTAATCCTATTAAATTGATATTATCATATGCTTCGAATCTAATTCCAAAATCAAATATTTTTTGAGAATATTTACTTATATCTACATATGAATCTAATGAGGGAACAAAACTATTACTACAACGATGAAGGTGTTTTTTAATATCCTCTAAAGTGGATGTGTTTATTTTATAAGTAATATTACTCATCTTCTAAAACTGCTAATCCAAACCCATATTTACCAAAATCATTTCCATTATACAACATATAATGTTTTCCATCTAATTCAAAAACATGGGGGTAATGATGCATTGTACTGTCCCATCCTTCTTTAGAATATTCAATACCGGCATTTTCGTCATCACGAGTCCAATTAATTAGATCATCTGAATAGGCATATCCTATTTTATATCCTCTTTCTGGTGTTGTTCTAAAATCAAAACCATGTCTATAAACAAAGTACATATGGTATTTACCATCTTTATAAAATACATCAGGACCTGCTTGACATTCATACTGATCTAGTTTATCAGGAATAATATTAAAATTTAATCTATTCCATGTTATTCCGTCTTTTGAAATAGCCATTCTGTTCTTATATATTATTTCAGGTTTTTCATCATAAAGTATCCACTCAGTACCTGCCAAATAAAATAAGTAATAAGTATCATTAAACTTTCTAATTTTAGGACCACTTAATACAAATGGTTCTTCAAAATTAGCAGCTAACATAGGACCATTACCTACTCTTTCAAAAGTAATCCCATCATTTTCACTTATTGCTAATCCAATAGCTGTATCGAATGGAACTGATTTCATTCTAGTCCAACCAGCATAATACAAATAAACCATTCCTTCTTCCTTTATCACTGAAGTTGGGTAAACGGCAAATTCATCAAAGGTACCTAATTTACCTAAGGGTAATACGGGTTGTTTAGCAATGTTAATTATTCTTGTTAAATCATGTCTATCAACGTCTATAAATGCGGTGTATGATTTAGCATATCCTTCATCATCCTTATAAGGACGACATGAAAAATAAATTCTAACAAACTTATCAAAAACTAAAGTGCTAGTACATTGTGAAAATTCTTTCATCCACTCTCTTTCAATCCCATCATTAGTTTTTGTTGGATCAAAAATATGTCCTAATTTTTTCCATTTCATATAAGAGTATAACTGTTTAAATAATTTTTAATTTCTTCAGATGAATTAAACATCATTACATCAATAATTGATAACCAAGGAATAAATTCATTATTAAATTGGGTATATTTAATTTTTTCTGATTTAATAAAGTTTAGATTAATATTTTTTTCTTTAAATGTTTCTTTATTATATAATTCTGTTCCCCCTATAGCATTTATATATGTAGTTGCTTTTTGATATTCACATATTGCTAAAACTTTATCTTGAGACTTTAGATTATGATCAATATTAAGGGTTGATGATATTACAATAGAAGTATTTATGTTAAGATAATTGTTTATATTATATAAACTATCCAAAATAAATTCAAATAAATTGTTTTTATCATTAAATAAACAATCTTGAATTAATTCAAAAACATTTTTAAAATATGGTGCTTTTTGATATGATGATTTTAAAACATTTAATAATTTTTTTCTATCATCACCCCAAGTATTAGATATTTTTCTATCAACTATATTTAAATAGTCTGAATCTTTTTGTAGTGGTAAAGTAAATAATTGGTCTTTATTGTTAACTAAAATACGATTTCTATTTATCCATCCTTTTTTAGTATATTGGATATTATCATATATAACAAATTCATCAACTGAGTTTATTAATTGAAAATACCCAATATATGGAAATAAATAGGGTTGCATTATGGCTAATCTCTTAGTCATTAGGGGAATCTACAAATAATTCTTCTCTATTGCTTTGGGTGTAGATTGGAAATTTAGATAGATCTGGGTATGGCATTTCTAGGTCTTCATTATTCTTTGGGGTTTCACCTTGATAAAACTGATTCATGAGCAATAAACCACGTGCTGCTAATTCAGGCATCATATAAAAATTCCAACCTAACATATCAAAATGGTCATCATGATAAGAACATTCTCTACGACCTGAATATCTTGCTCTTTTAAACCACAAATAAGCATCATGGTCATCAGTTAGAATAGCTCCACCTTTTGATAATTTAAAATGTTTATAAGGACCGGTAAAAGATATACACATATGAGTTCCTGGTTTGTACATATCATGTGTAAAACTTAGAGCTGAATCCCATACTTTAGTAGGTTCTAATTGATAAGCACCTTTAATTGTTTTACCTTTAACTTTCCTAAATTTAACTTTAGCACCAGCATGAATAATTTCACAAGGTACTGAGGGGTATGTTCTATTAGGGATTGTAATTTCTAATCCCTTAACTTGTTCATACATTAAAGATAAAAATAAAGCATTTGATTGATTATCTACAGTTACAACATATGGCGCTCCTGTATATTCTGATAGTCGTTTTTCAAATTCAGCTGTTATATCATAAACGTTTTTCATATTGTATTATAAAATTGGTTTTGGGTTTCTTGTTTTTCTATTGTTTTCGGATGTAATAAACAAAATTCATCTTGTGGGGGTAATGTACTAAAAAGTTTATAACCATCCAATTTTTCATGAACCTTATTTATCCATTTTATTGATTTATTATTACGATAAATTCTCCATTGGTAATCAGGGAAATTTACTCTTTCATTTTCATATCTCCAACCCCATTTCAGGATATGTTCCTCGGTGATACCACTTACGGTATTAATCCGAGGAACTAAGTATACATCCACTTCAGGATTACTTTCTAATATGCTTGGAAGCATGTCAAGTAATTCTATTGCTGGTATTTCATCAGCATCGATTTGGAAGATATATTCTCCTGAACAGTGTTTAGCTAATTCATTTTTATATGAAGCAAAATCTTTATTTAATGGATAAAACCAATGTTTTATTCCTCTACTAATAATAGTACTTATTACTTCTTCAGTATATTTATCTTGATCAATTTGTATTACAACTTCATATTGGGGAGATAGAGCTCTATCAGATAAATAATCTAATAAAGTTTCTAACTCCTGATGTTCATTGCAAACTGTAATTGCTATACTTATCATTCAGGTAAAATTTCAATATATGAAAGAGCATCCATAAATTCGTTTTCAGGAAATTCTTTTAATGTAGTCATATCCATTCTCCATTCATAGTATTGTCCTTCTTTTCCTGGTATTGGATATTTGGTTTTTTCTTCTTCTGTTACTTGAACTGCTTTTACTGCGGCCCAAGTCCATTGGTCTTTAGAAGGACCATTAGCAAATATCATCCCTTTTTCAGGTATATTAACTGTTGTAGGCATCCATACTTGATTATTATCATCTGTATAAAGTAAATCTTTATATAATTCAGGAAGTACTTCAAGTTGTCTTTCATAGAATGATTCTCCTTTTTTCATTAAAGAATTAGTTTGAAAACCACATCCATAACAAAAATAAGTTTTAATATCCTGATTTACTTCATCTACATAACAAGCATCAGAACCGCATTTTGAACATATTATTAAATTATCCATTTGATTATATTTTTTGTAGTTTAGGTAATTCCATTTTATTTACTTTAGGTAATTTTAATTCAACCTGTTTTGGAAACTCAGGAACATATTGAGTCAAAATTTGGTCTACTTTTTCTTTCATTTTACCCCAGCTAAACTCATCCTTAGATTTAAATGCTTGACGTTTAGCTTTATTAGTATAATTTTTATAGTTTTCAAATACATCTTTTAAATAAAAACCTATCTGTGCAAAATCCGGAGAAATCCATTGTGAATCAGGAAGCAAAAACTGGTTTTGGGTACTTGGATGAACGGGAGTTAATTGACCTCCAATTAAATTAGTAAATTCTGGATTTAAAAAGTCCATTTGTCCTGACCATCCTGTAGTAATTAGAGGTTTTTTACTTAAAGTAAACTCAAGTAATGGACGACCAAAACCTTCACCTTTAGTTAAACTAACCATTGCTTTTACTTTAGAGTGATTATAAAGTTCATTTATTTCTTCATCACTTAATTCTCCATTGAGTAAATAAATGTTTGGAAGATTTGTTGAATTTACTGTTTTTTCAATTTTTTTAATTTTCTTTAAAATTTCTTCTCTATCAACATATGATGAACCTACTTTAGCAGTTTTTAATATAAGGGCAGGACGATTGCTTTTATTTTTAAAAGTTTCTAAAAATGCCTTAACTAATAAACCTACATTTTTTCTATCTTCACCTAAATCTCCATCCATCCAATGTCCTACAAACAAGTAACAAAAGTTTTCTTTAATTGAATCAAGATTAATTGATTTAATTTGGTGTGACTCAATTACTTTAAAAATATCTGTATTAGCTCCTTCAAAAACAACTTCAACAGGTTTATTTAATTCAACAACTTCTTGAAGTTCATTAGTATTTTTATCTTTCTTTTCAAATTTAGATTCTTGAAATACCTTTTTAGAATGTTCTGAAGAAACTAGATTTAAATCCATTCTATTAATACCTTCAATCCATTCAGGAGGACAAATTGTACTTTCAATACCTGCTGTACAACCAATATTAAATTTTCCTATAGGTTGAAATTCATTAGGTACAGTAATTTGCATCCAAATATCTGGTTGAGTGTTTTGGTGTTGGGAAGTAAGGGTGTATCCATAAAGAAAACTCCATTCAGGATTATCTTCACAAAATCCAAAAGGTGTAATACCCCAACGTTGAGATAAAAGCTTTACCTCATATTTATCTGTTTCTATAATGGCTTTAACTAAATCCCTTGCGCGAGCACCATAGCCACTATAGGTGTCAAAAGGGCAACTTATTACAAATAACGGTTTCATCAATATAACAATTCGTGGTTTAAAACTCTATCTTTAACTTTATTAACATTTATCAATTCATATTTTTCTCTTGGTTTCCAAGTAGAAAACAATTCATCAAAAGCTTCTATTACTCTTTTACCTTGAATTTCACCAGTAAACCCAGCTTCATTTCCTATAGCCCATTCTCTTCCTTTTAATCCTCTTTCTATACGTTCTGTTTTTGGTATTTGGTACAGTTCTTTAATTTTAACAGCTGCATCTTCTGCTTTACAAACATCATCCCAAATATAAGGTGTTTGGGGAGAACCTTGTAGTACTCTTGTAGATGGAAATACGGGAAATGCCCACTCACCATGTTTTGTATATGTTTTTTTATGGTTCGAAGGAACTTTTTCACTAGGAGTAAACCAATTTCCATCTTCATCTTCAAATCTCATTTGATCTTGCATTCCACCAGTTACGTTAGCGATGATAGGATTACCTGCTAAAATGGCTTCTGTAATACTTAATCCCCAACCTTCATTAGATGTTAATAAAATTTGAGCATCTGAACTATTATAAAGTAGATTCATTTGTTCTGGAGTAAGCTGAGTGATTAAGTCAGTAAATATAATATTATATTTTTCATCGTTAGCAAATAACTCAATAACAGCATCTAAATCAGTACCATGTTCATTAACATGTTCTGAATGTAGAACCAAAGCACATTTTTTAGCTTCTTCAATAGATAAAGAATCTATAAAATACTTGTAAGCTAAAATAGTATCTGAGATACGTTTTCTTTGTATGTTTCTTGAATTAAATAATAATACAAAGTCATATTCTTTACCTTTAAACAAATGTTTTTGAAATTCTTTTAAATTAGGATCATTTTTATCCATTGGTCTAAAAATTTCATGATTTAATCCATGAGGAACATATTTAATAATTTTACTATTAGCTTTGTTACCCAATACTAACTCATTAATATTGACTGTTTGCTTTGAAATCCCCATTAATAAATCACAAGCTTCATAATATGGTTTATTATATAAAGGTGCAGGATAATTATCCCAAATATTTAAATAAGTAATAGGAATATGTTTACGAATTTCATTTTCCATTTGGAATAACCAAATAAAATAACGTGGATCGGTAATCAATAAAATAGCATCTATTTGTTCAGCTTTAATTAGATAACGAATTAAATCTTGATTTCCATACCCATCAACAGGGTACAACGTAACTGAGGAATCTTTTAATCCTGTTATGTCATTTGTTGATTGAGACAGATCTAAACGTTTTCCATTTTCAGGATGTTTAATTGATCCACCAACGTTTACCCAATTAAAATGTTGGGCCGTATGTAGAATTATTTCTCTACCTACACCAGCAACACCAGAGGGAACTCTAATGTCGTCTGTGATTAGCATAATTTTCTTCCTCTTTTCAGGAGGAAGATAAGCAAAACTTGAATTCATATTCTTTTTTAGTCGTTAATTTCTAAATTGTTGTGTGAGTGTACTTTTTTACGAAAATCTTCATCTGTAAGATACAAATGAATAGTACGATCAGCAAGTTTTTGTAAAGAAAATTTGTATTTAACACAAGCAATCTTAAAATTTTCAAATAATTCACTCTGTACTTTTACAGAGGTTAATGTCATATCCTTTTTATTTGTCATAGCTTTTATTTTATTGTCGTATATAAATATATTAGGATTCTTTAAAATTATAGTTTTATCACAGAAGAATGTTCAGTTATCCACTTTTTATCTTCTTCGTTAGTTAAATCTATTTCTTTTATAAAAACATTATTTTTATATATTTTTATATTTTCTATATTTTCAAAATCTAAAGGAAACCAAAGATAATAGGGGTGAGTACATGATATATTTATGTATTGATTTTTATTAATTATAATTTCAAAATGATTTGTACTTTTATCTTCATTATGGTTGTTATGAAAAAAGTAATATTTGTTTTCAAAAAAATGAATAGTTGTGTTTTCACCTTGTCCCTTTCCTAAAGTACTTAAATTTACTTCAAAGGAAGTTTTAAAATCTTTTTCATCTTCTAATTCAATTAAATGATAATTAGTTTTACTCCAAACATTATCAAAAACCATTCTTTCAAAAACGGGTAATTTTTCTAATTGAAAATAATTTTTATATTGGTTTTTTAATTCTTGGGGGGAAAAAGTAAGTAAATTAAAAGGTATATTTTTTACATTAACACTTTGGATATCAAAAACACAGTTTAAAATACCTTCAGAATAACATCGAGGAAAAGAATAAAGTACAGCATCTTTTTCTTTTAATATTTCACTATTTATGTCCCACATTTTTCTATTTTTTACAATATTATCGTGTAATATCATATGAACTATTTCTTCACCCATTGATTTTAAATAAGCTAAACCACCTAAATATGATCTGAATATAGGGAGCATATGAGTTGCTACAGCAAAATAATCTTTAAAAAATATCTTATATTCACCAACAGTACAAAAATAAAAATATTTTATTTCAGGATCATATAGTAATTCATTTTCTTTATCATATACATAATAATCACATCTGTCTACTATGTCAGAAGGAGTAGAAGTATGGGTTACTAAACATATTCTATAATTTAAATCTTTTAAAGATTTAATTAATTCTCGGAGGTTATCTTGGGTTGGTGTATTTGGAGTATAGGCTGATATTAACACTATTTCTTTCATATACTTTTATCACATAATTCTTTTTTATCTTTAAAGGGACAAAACATACAATTGAATTTTGAAGGATTGGGTTCAAAGGTTTTTGTTTTATATGAACCATCATGATTAAACACCTCTTCTATAAATGAATTAATTGTGTTTGTTGCTTTGTTTATTTTAACTTTACCACTTGCTGGTCTAAATTCTTGTATTCTGGAAATTGGGAAGGGGGATTCTTCCCATATTTTTCTTTTAACAATAAAAAATTCTACTTCAATATTATCTTCAGGAACTCCAAATTGTTGGCTGTAGTATTTTTTATATAGAACTAATTGGAGTTGTTTTGTTTCATCTTTTTTAGTTTTATCGTCCCATCCACTTTTAGATGTTTTGATATCTAAAATTTTAAAAGTGTTAGTTGCTTCATGATACAAAACAACATCCAAGTAGCCCTTATATAAAACAGTTCTAAATTCAGGATGTGGGTTCAATAAAATAGGAACCTCACAACCAACCAAATACCAACCTCGCTTACCAAAATAACCACCTCGTTTTTTCTTAACAAAATTTAAAATTGCTAATCCGTCTTCATAAAATTCTTTCATTTCAACAGGATTAGAAAAATGTACTTTTTTGTTTAATTTATAGTCTTTTTGATAAGTTTCTCTAAAACGTTCTTCAAAATATTCTTCTAAATCAATTCGGTCAGCGGCAGCACCACTTTCATTATATATAGTTGTTATATAGTGTTGTAATGCCTCATGTAAAGCAGTTCCGAATGTCATATGAATAGAGGATTCAGATGTATAATATCCGTCTCTATATTGTAAACTCCACTTATGTGGACAATTCAAAAACATAGACACTTGGCTATAAGAAATTTGTTTTTCTACAGCGTAGTTAATTTCTTTAAGAGTATGTTTTTGAATTTGTTTTACTATTGCAGGTATTTTTTTCTTTTTAGTCAAAACTTATATCCAAATGGATTTTACATTACTTTCTTTTTAAGATAGTTACTCCTTGATTATTAGCAAATTTTTCATACACATACCAATTTTTATTTAAATGTAAAAACTCTTCAATTGCTGGCCAAATACCTTGGGTTCCATCCATATCGTTAAAATCATAATATTGGGTATCATGAAAACCAATATATTTTTTAACTTTATCAGCGTGACGAATTAATTCATATTTTACTTGATTGTATGAGTGCCATGTATCTAAAAATAAAAAATCACATTCTTCAATTTCATTTTCAAGAGTATTTTCTTGTCTAAATTCAAAATTAATATCCCATTGTCTAGCTCCAAGATAAACTTCATTTAAATTAGCACCATGCATTTCAGGATGGTCAATATCTATACTAATAAGTTTTTTATTAAATGGTCTATTTGACCAATCATTTCTAGCTGGGTCTGATAATCCCATTAAAAATCCCCAAGTACCTACAATCCATCTTGTTCCTAGTTCAACAATGGTATCACATTCTCTAGCATAACGTCTAAATGTTGGGAGATGTTCATTTATGTCTGAGGGGGAATTGCATAAATAATGATATTTTTCGTCAATAGTTCTTCTATTCCAGGGTTCCATAATTTATTTTTTACCTTTAAGCATTTGAATTGTTTTTTCTAAATACAGAGCTAAATCCATTGCTTCTTCTTTAGCATGTTGTAAATAATCCAATACTGACAAGTCCGTTCTATCTAGGGTATTATTATATTTTTCTTTACCCATTTGAGCTCTTTTAATATGCTCATCAATAACTGAATCTACAACTGAATCTGTTGATAATATTGTACGGGATTTTACATCATGTCTGATCCCATAAATTTCACTGTTTTTTGTCATAACTTATATTGGAAAATATTTGTCGATAATATCTAATTGATCTTGATACTCGGCTACAATTTTAAGTTCTTGTTCAATTGCTTCTAGAATATCAGGATGTTCTCCAACCCCAACGGGGTTATTAAGATAAACTTCGATGTTTGCTAAATGTTTGTCAATATGACCTTGAGCATGTGATTTAACTGCTGCTAAAATTTTATTTCTCATTGTACTTCTTTTAATAACTTTTTAATTTCTTTATCGTCAATACCTGCTCTTTCAAGAATCATTTCTATTCCTTCTTTTTTAAGAATGTAAATATAATCTTCTGCTTCTCCCAGTGAAATAGTATAATGGTCAGCAATGTGATGTAATAATTTTTCACTTGGTTTTTTACGTGAACCTTTCACGTACTTGAGGAAGACATTCTTTTTAGGTAACATATAGCAGTAGTATTTATAAGTTTTTTCTTTCTCAGGATAGGGGATTCTTTGGCCGTAATTTGCAACCTCAGTGTATCCTTCATACATACTAACAAACCTATGAACCATGTAAGAATTGAACGATTCTTGTTGATCTTCTGTAAAAGACGACCAAGGTTTTTTAGTTGTTGTTATTTCTTTTAACCAATCAAATATTGTCATCTTGGAACATTTCCTTAAGTTCCTTAGGAAGCAAATCAACTAACACCTTTCCAGTTTTTACATCATAAAAACAAGGTACAGGAATGATTCCATCTTCTTGAGTTCCAGTTACAAAACGAGATACTTTACGAAGGATAACACCTTCAGCAAATACTTGATTTCCGTCCTCTGACACAACAGGTTGAGTGTTTTTAATGTCAATGTTAATGTTTAATTGTTGTTTATTATTGTTCATTTTCTTTGTGTTTTTTCCATTCTAAATAAAATCCAGCAGCTACTAGTAAATTCATACCAAATGAAGCTACTATTTCTTTTATATCTTCATACACGTTCATAGTTAAATGAACATGACCTACCATCCAAAAGGGAATAGATAAATTACTAGCTATCCACATTATGAAAAATAGGATAAATTTTTTCATATAACTCTTTTACTTAAAATTAATGACAAAATCCTAGATATCAAAGCCATTGTGTTAATTTCTTTATCAATTCTAAAATTAGAGTGATACTGGTATTCTTCAATATAAATTACTACCTCACCTACACTTAATGGAGCATATTTTTCTACATTATCGTATAGGAATCTAAATAAATCCTCAAAATCACTTACACCAGCATCAGCAATTATTTGTCTAATGTTATTAAATGATTTTTGACTTGGTTTGCACAACTCATTGAGAAGTTGATTTTTATAGTTACTAGACACTAATATAGTTTTATCGACAACTATCTGTCCGTCATTAGCACCCATTTGTAGGGTATTAAGTATCTTACGAACATCAGGATAAAACTGATTAACTACTAGTTTTAGATCCTCTAATTCGATTTCTGTTTCCTCTTGTTTTAAGATATTGAAAACATGTTTAGCAATATCATTTTTAGAGGGAGGTACAATTTTAAGTACCTGACAACGTGATTGGAGAGGGTCAATAATACGTTCAACAAAATTACAAGTTAAAATAAATCTTGTAGTACGAGAATAAGTCTCAATTACATTCCTAAGAGCTGCTTGACCCTGGATTGTAATAAAATCGGCTTCATCTAAAATAACTACTTTAAGTGGTTTAAATGAGGCCGCAGAAGCAAAACCAGATACTTTATCTCTAATTGTGTCAATACCTCTTTCATCACTTGCGTTAATATAAAGATAATCACAATCTAAATTATTAACAATAAGTTTTGCTAAAGTGGTTTTACCAGTACCAGCAGGTCCATAAAACAAAAAGTTTTGAATATCATTTTGATCTAAATACTTTTGAACTGTTTGTTTGATATTTTCATTACCAACATAATTAGCTAAAGTATTAGAGCGATATTTTTCAACCCAAAGTGTATGTTGTTTAATACTCATAATTTCCGTAAATAGAATATTGTTTAGGTTCTGGTTCTTTAACTTCTATTTCTTCTGAGTAAATAGCATATAATTTACCTTGAGCCAAATCTAAACGAAATGCTTTAGGTTTAGATGTTGCTACTTGAAACCATGCTTCTAAGGCATCAGTTAATGTTTTTTGTGTATTAACAACACCTTCCATGTTCCACTGATCACCAGGTGGAACACGTCGTCCTATTTCGACTAATTGTTCTTGGATTGCTATTGTTTTGTTCATAACTTAATTTGTTCAATCAGGTAAGGCAGTAGGTCTTCATATCTCCAATTTACTGTTACGTAATCGGATTTCATCAAACCAACATACAAATAGTTAGTTCCCGGTACAAAATAGAACTCTTTGATTCGATAATTAACTTCTTTAATTTGAATCGATTTACCTATAAGACCTACTGCGTCCTGCATAATCGTTAATTTACATCATTCCCATCATATTTCCAAACCCAGCATCATCTTTCTTTTCTTCTGGTTTGTCAACTACAACAGCTTCTGTTAATAAAATAGTACCTGCTACTGAGGCTGCGTTTTCAAGTGCTGTACGAGTTACTTTTGAAGGATCAATAATACCAGCATCTCTCATATCAACGAAATCTTCTGTTTTTAAATCCCAACCATACCAATAATCACCACCTGTTACAGCATTAATAGCATTGTAAATATCTTCTTGCTCATAACCAGCATTTGCTAAGATTTTCTTAAATGGAGCAGCACAAGCATTATAAACGATTTGTGAACCGATATCTTCAACATTGATGTTAGTACGAGCATGTAACAATACAGATCCACCACCTGGTACGATACCTTCTTCAAGGGCAGCTTTAGTGGCTTGTAAAGCATCATCAACACGATCTTTCTTTTCACGCATTTCGGCTTCAGTAAATCCACCTACATGAACAACTGCTACACCACCAATAAATTTGGCTAAACGTTCTTGCAATTTTTCTTTTTCGTATGGGGAAGTTGATTTATCAATTTGTGTTTGAAGTTCTTCAATACGTTGTTTGATTTTATCAGTATCACCTTTACCATCAACGATAGTAGTTTCATCTTTACCTACAGTAACTACACGAGCTTGACCAAACCAATCCCAACTGAATTTATCAAGTTTCATACCTTTTTCGGTACTGAATACCTGACCACCAGTTAAAATAGCAATGTCTTCAAGTAATAATTTACGACGATCTCCAAAATCAGGAGCTTTTACAGCAACTACTTTCAAAATACCACGAGCTTTGTTTACAATCAAAGTAGCAAGTGCTTCACCATCTACATCTTCAGCAATCAACACCAAAGGTTTGTTTTGGTTTGAAACTGCTTCCAAAATAGGCAACAATTCTTTTACAGTAGTAAAACGCTTATCAGCAATCAAAATCAAAGCATCTTGTAGAGTAGTGGTCATTGAGTTATTATCAGTTACAAAATAAGGTGATTTATAACCTCTGTCAAACTGCATACCTTCTACTGTTTCAAGATATGTTTCACCATTTTTTGATTCTTCAATAAACACAACTCCTTCACGACCTACTTTTTGCATTGCAGTAGCAATCAATTCACCTACTTCAGGATCATTATTTGCTGAAATGGTGGCGATTTGTTTAAGTTGGTCTTCAGATGAAATATCTTCTTTAATTTCAGTACGAATAAATTCAACCAATTCTTTAACTGTTTTATCAATGCTACGTTTGATTTCTACAGCATTAGCTCCATTATTTAGATGAGCCAAACCTTGTTTAACCATTTCTTGAGCCAACAAAGTAGATGTTGTAGTACCATCTCCAGCGTGGTCAGCAGTTTTAATAGCTGCTTGTTTAACCATTTGTACTCCCAATTCTTCAATTGGATCTTCTAAAGTAATTGATTTTGCTACAGTAACTCCATCTTTTGTTGATTGAGGGATACCTTGATTAGCAATTACTACGTTACGTCCGTTAGGACCAAGTGTTGAGGTAACTGCATCTGCTAGTTTATCTACACCAGCTGATAGTTTTTTACGTGCCTCGGGGCCAAATTCAATTATTTTACTCATATTCTTCTTCGTTTGTTTCTTCTACTAATTTTCCTAATACTTGGTTTTCAGGACCAATCCAATACTCTTCTCCTTCGTGCTCTAATTTACTAAAGCCCATAGTAGGAAGAATAATAGTGTCCCCAACATTAAGTACAGTCTCAATATAATGACCAGTTACTGAATAGTAACCATCACCTACTGCTACCACTTTACCAAGTTTGTTCTTTTCATTTCCCAAATCGGGAACAATAATTCCACCATATGAGGTTTCTTCTGCCTCAACAGGTTTTACGATAACGGCGTTGTATAATGCTTCTAGTTTCATATTAAATACTAATTTTTGATGAGAATGAATCAAGAGTACTGTTATACTCTTCAATGTAAGTTTTTAGTGAATCATAAGATTTACTGTTAGTTTTGTCTTTAGCAATTGATTTTAAAGCAGCAGATAAATTACTGTAATGTCCAATAATTTTAGTGTATTCTTTACCCGAATCAGTGTAACGGGCATCAGGAATAACTCTAACATTAACTGTCATACAATTATCATCCATTGAGATAAAATAAGGTTCCATTGCTGGATCTGTAATAAAACGTGTGTATTCTTTTTCAGTACTCATAGCGGTAATATACGAAATATTTTTTAATTTTCCAAATTTTCTTCAATAACTTGTGCTTCTTCTACTATTCTAACGAACCAATATAACCCATCTTTTCTAAAAACATGGCTGCACTGATGTTTAATTTTCATTTTTTCAACATCAATAGATTTAGTTTCAGGTTCCTGATGAAGAACCTGGTACATAACATCGTCATTTGTTTTTATAAGATGCATTTTCATAACCTGTGAAACCTTAGGAGAACGGTTTTACTTAATTTCTAATAATTTTGTTTTTGTTTCTTTACTATGTGGAATGGAAATTTTTAATAAGCCATTTTCCATTTTGGCTTCTGACTGGGATAAGTCAAACTGAGAGGATATTTTGTAACCAATGTTAATAGAACGTTTGGCTATTCCTCTGTGAATGTATCTAACTAGACCTAAATCTTCAGTATCAATACCTTCAGTTCTTGCTTTATCATAACTGATTTTAAGGATATCTCCTTCAACCCCAATTTCTAAATCTTCTTTGTTAAGACCGGTACAAGCCACTTCAAAGTGGAGTCCATCTTTGTTTTCGTAAATGTCAATTGGGTGGGGAATTTTAGCTTCTACAGCTGGAAAAAATGGTGAGTTCGACTCAAAAAAGTTCTTAAACAGAATGTCGAACGGCGTTAGTTCTCTTTCAAATAATTTTAAATGTGTCATAATTTTAATCTCCTAAGATGATTTTTGTGTTCCCTAAGGTTTCACTTTATCGGTTATACATATATTGGTTTTAAATTTTGTTCCATTTGTTGTTAGAATCTAATACAAAGCTCCCTACACATTCATATTTCCATTCATTGGGATTAATCATTGATAAAAATATATTACCATCTTTTCCAATATATAAATGATAGGTTTGTCCTATAACTGGTTCGAAACTAAATTTAGCATTGTAAACTAATTCGTTCCACTTATATTCCTCTACTAATTTTTTATATTCTTCTTTTAGTTCATTAAACCTAGTCTGTAATTGATGGTTTACTTTAATAGCATTAGTATTTTTCCATAAAGTAGTATCTTCAACTCTAATAGCAGGAGCACTTACATTACTACCATAAGGCAATAATCCAGGATTTTCTGCTACGTTATCTGGTTTTTTCATTAGAGTTCCTTAGCAACTAAATAATATTCGCTTTTAAGATTACCATTGTCAAAATATAATCTCATAACTCCATCCAAATTAATTCCCATAGTACAATTAGCTACATCTTTATTACAGTACATAATTTCTTTGATTAAATTAGAATTGTAATGGGCCTTAAATTCATCAGGTAAATTATTAGTTGTAATATCTGGGAGATAAAAAGATACTTTATTTGAGTGTTCAATATTACCTCCAAACACCATTTCTAATTGTAATTCATCATCAGCGTTTATAAACGGTTTAAATACAACGGTATCAGTATCTGCGAGTGCTGATTTTGCTTTGACTATAGCGTTTATACTTTCGTTATCTAACGTAGCTTCGATATTATATTGACCATCACCGACATACTCTCCTGCTTTAGGGATAATCATAGTATCGGCTAAAGCATAATTTAGAGTAAATTGATTATCAGCTACAATAAGTTTAGTAATTAACTTATGTTGTTTAAAATATTCTAAACTTAAGTAACCATTTGTAATAGCAAGTAGTTTATTTAGTTGAGTAGTATTACTAATACCAACTGTTGAATCCTCTAATTCAAAACCTTCATAAGTTACTTTCCCAATCATTGATTTATCAGGAGCAGTAAACTTAATAGTTAAGTTATTGTCTTTAATTTCCCACTTAACGGACTCATTCATTCCATTAAGATAATACTTTGAAATAATCGAAACTAAATCTAGTTTATTAATCATAACCTTAATATAATAACTTTTTATTAATTTACCAAACTAAATATACCATAAGGAGTTACTAAATAATCTATAATTCCATTACGTAAATGTCTAAAAGCTTCACCTGGATGATTAACTATAGGTTCGTTATGAACATTAAAAGATGTATTTACTAAACAACCAAATCCTGTTTTATTTTTATATTCTTGTAATATTCTCCAAAAATATCCCTCACTTTGTCGTTTAACTATTTGAATTCTAGCTGTTTTATCTATAGGATGAACTACTGTAGGTAATTTATCTTCCCATTCATCTTGAGTATCATATAACATAGTCATAAATTCTGCTGCGTGAGGAGATTTATCTACCTTAAATAAAATATTAGCATCTTCTTCTAATACAGCAGGAGCAAAAGGCATAAAATCATTACGTTTTAGTTTACTATTTAAAATATCGTATGTTTCTGGGTTAGTAGCATCACATATAATGCTTCTATTTCCTAATGCTCTAGGACCGTGTTCTGATTTTCCTTGATAAAGTCCTATAATTTTTTTATCTAATAGTAAATCAGCAACATAAGAACAATCAAAAGGTTGAATATTATAATTTTTTAATTCTGATTTAGCTGATTCTAGGATTTCATTTTCACTGTATTCTGCTCCTAAATACATTGTGTCTACTTTTACAGGTCTAAAATTTATATGAAGTTTTTTAAGGGTTCCTAAAGCACATCCTAATGCTAGCCCCTCATCGCCCATAGGTGGAGCAACAAAAACATTTTCAACCCATTCTAAATCATTAATTTTTTTATTTAGTTTAACATTAGCAAATACACCACCAGCCAAAGCTATATTTTTAGCACTTGGGTATTTAACATGTAGTTGTTCTAAAAGTTCTAATACTTTTTCTTCTAAAATGAATTGACCTGTATATGCTATATCTTTTATTACTTCAGGACGTTTCCAATATTTACTACCTACAATACTAAAAAAAGCATCATATAGTTCTTTATATTGTCCATGAAAATGAGGATTCGAATCTAATTCTGTTCTTAAATCATCAATTTTAATTATATTTTTCCAAGCATCATATAATTCTATCCATAATTTACCATGTCCAGCTAAACCAACAATTTTACCTTCATCTTTTAAGCGTTTAAACCCTAAAAGTTCTGTTAATCCAGCATAAAAATGTCCAAAAGATTTTCTTTGAAGATCAATTCCGTCAATATAAAACATTTCCCCATAACTGCCAAAATAATATTTAGCAACATGGTTATCTCCACCTCCATCTATAGACACAATTAATGTATCATCTTTAAATCCTGAAAGATAATAAGCTGAATAGCAATGGGCATCGTGGTGTTCTATTCTAATGTATTTTTCTAATGGGAGATCAAAACCATGGGTATCTTTTAACATATTTTTAGTAAAATTATAATCTAAAAATGTTGTAAAATAATCTATTTGATTTAAATCAATACCATGAGTATAAATTAGTCTATTTAAAGACTGTAGAGGGTATCTAAAGAAATCTGCTTCAAAATCTTGCCAATATTTGGCTCTTGAAAATCGTTCTTCTTCAAAACAGTATTTAATATTTCCATTTTCAATATAAGCAATACCACACGAGTGCATACCACCTATAATACCTAAAATTTTGTAATTACTATTTATTAAATTCATATAATTTTTCTGTATAAAATCCGTTTGGGTGCATAAAAGTTTCATATCCTCCTCTACACCAACAATACCCCCCAAAAGCCCCTACTAATCTATCCGCTACTGTATCCCAATTTAAGTTATAGTGTTCATCATATTTAATAACAACTTCTGTTCCTAAATGATTATTTTTTAGAGTTGAAGCTATTGTTTCGATATTATTTAAAGTTTCAGGATTTAAAGATATAATAATATCGTCAAACTTCATATTTAAATTTATATCATAATATAAATCATGATCAAAATATAATTCATTAAGTAAAGTACGTTCAAAAGGTTTTATGTCAGATTTAATGTAAAGTACTTTTCTTCTATCTTTACTCATATTAAAACTACTAATAGCTAAGTCTCTAGCCAAGTAAGAAATAGGTAAATAATATAATGAGGGAGTCATTTTATCGGGGTTATGAAGATGTGGAAATTTAGACTCAATAAATAATCTTTCCTCTTCAATAGAAGCTAATTCCTCATGACTCCAAAATGCTTTACAAAATGAATCTTTAGTGTAAACATATTTGTATAAAACTCTTGGTAAATATAACCATTTTCCTAAAGTTTCAACATGTCTAACTATATTAATATCATTTTGATACCATTGTAATTTTCCATTATCAAATTCAGGAATAACATTATTCCAAGATCTACAAAAGGGAATAAAGTTCCAAGTAGCATTGTTTTCAAAAATTTGATGACCTCCACCACCAATCTCAACCCACTGTCCATCATGTTCTACGGTATGAGCTTCACAACTCATTCCCATTACCTCAGGATGTTTTAAAAACATGTGGTTATAAACTTCTAATGTTTTGGGATAAGCAAAATCATCACTATCAAACATAACAATTCTTTTTCCAGTAGACATTCTATTAGGATTATAGAATAATTCTTTTTTACGAGATTGTTCAAAGTATTTAATTCGAGGATCTTTTGAAGCTAAATCTAATAATGCTTCTTTAGCACTATTTTCTTGTGAAAAATCATCTGTTACAACCCATTCCCAATCATCATATGTTTGATTTGTTACCTGATTGTAGAGGTATTCAACTTGGTCTCCTCGTTTATAAAACGATGTACTTATTGTAAACTTCATTTAAAATAACTTTATTATAAATATTAATACTTTTCAGCAATGAAAGTACCTCTATCAATTTCTAAGGCATTCTTATAATTATAGTGAATTTTATAACCTAAGTTAAAGAATCGTTTTAATAATTCAAAATAATGATAACTTCCAGCTACGTGATATTCAACTATAAAAGTATGGACTGTATTAAAAAATTCATCTGATAATGATTCAATGAATTCATATTCTGCTCCTTCAATATCACACTTAATAATTGTTGGTAATAAGGCCTTGTTATCTTTAATCCATTGTTCTAGATTAATACATTCTACTTCAACAGGCCATTGTGGATGATTATCTCCATTATCAACCAAACTATTACCTACAGAATGAGGATGTAACCAAAATGTAGCTGTTTTATTTTCACCAGCAATTGCTTTATCTATAATTTGAACATTTTTATCCCACTTAAAGGTTTCATTTAAATGATTAACATTATTAGGGGTTGGTTCAAAAGCATATACTTGTTGTACTTCTTTAGAAATAGCATACATTGTATAAACTCCAAAATTAGCTCCTAAATCATAAACTACATCTTCGGGGGACAAGTTTACATCGTATTCTTCATCATAAACTAATGATTCCCAAGACCCAAAATTTAATTCATTATGAGGGGAAGAAAAATAAAACTTATTATTTAATTTTTTGTGTTGAAACTTTTTACTAAATACCTGCTCTTCTCCAATACAAGCAATTATTTCAAATCCTGAGTTATATTCCGCATTGTAATATTTTTCTGGTGCACTCCACTCAGAATATCCTGGTCCACTATACTCTGTATACCAACCAAAAACTGTTAGATTTGTATTTAAATCAATTACCCAACATTGTACCCTAGCAGGTTCACTTCCATTATACCATTTTTGGAATTTATTTTGTTCTAAATTATATTCTATATTTACCATGTTAAAATCTAAAAAATTTATTTATGTTTTGATTGAGTACTACAGCACCCCAACCTAGATCTGAGTATAATGACTCTAGTTTATTTTTCATAACTGAATCAAATAAACCGTCTCTATCAATATATTTTTCTATAAATTCCATTACCTCAGGAGGGTCATTAAATCCGTTGAAACCAACAACATCAATTCTATAAGGATTATCTTTTAAATAAGCAATAAACATTTTATCACCAATTTGAAATTTAGGATATTTTTTATCTAAACCTTTAAAAGTTAAAATATCATTATAGTAAATAGCTGCTTTGGTATTAATAGGGCATTTTAATCCTAATTTAGAAAATACCTCACCTGCTCTAGGAGGTGAAGCCAAATATTCACCCATTTTCTTTAATCCAGTAGGTTTTAGAATTTGTTTCCAATTAATTGTTCTTAATTCGGTTCTAAAATCAAGTATTTGTTTATCAATATCTGTTTTAGGTTTACCAAACATAATTTCATTAATAATGTGTTCACCGAATTTTTTAAACAATGGTGGGAAATTTGATTTCATCAAATCTAATCCCTTAACATCTAGTTCATCTGTTGGTACACCTTCTTTATTAACAATATGTTGGGCGTATCTACGCTTACCAGCAAAATAACCTCTATCAAGTACAACCTCTTGTTTTAATTCAAAATAGTGAGGTGTATTATCTCCTAAATTAAAAGCACTTTTAGCAAAATTACCTATAAATTTATTAGCCATTGCTTGTAATTCAGTAGCAATTACTAATATTTTTTTAATTACATCCTCTTGATTGCTAAAGTTAATATCAGGATGTCTTGCTTTTAATAAATCTTTACACTGAATGAATAGTGAATCGGTATCACTTGTAACAATGTAGTCAACAGGGGTTGTATTACCTAATTCTTTATTTAGGTAATCATTCATGTTGTTAATACTTTCTTGTAAAAGTCTTTGTCCTGAAAGTGTTATTGCTTTACTAATAAATTTATTACCATCTGTGTATCTCCAACCGTTAATAGCAAATACACCATAAACATCATTTAATTTAATTTTATAAGCATGTTGACGTCTATCATAAAAGGATCCCATAACAGGGTCGTTATCTTCCTTATATGCTTTTTTCATCAATTTCTTATATTCTTGACGTTTAGCAAACCAGTCAGCTAGAATTTCACAAACAACACTTGATTTGTCTTTGCGGAACATAACACCAGGTGCTGAAATGATTAAATCATTATTTTCAATAATTTCTATTAAATCACCTACTGAAACTTGAGTGTGGGATAATCTACGATCTTTTTTAACTTTTTCAATTGTAACCATAGTATTAGGGTCCATTGCTTTAAGTTCTTTAAGTGACCATTGATTATCAAATTTACCTCTATTTACAACACGTCCAACTAACGTTTCAATTCCCATATTAAGTGAACGAATAATAGAAGGATATAGTGAGGTAAAATCTAAGTCAATAACCCATTCATATAAACCTGGTGTAGGGTCTTTCAAATAACCACCAGCATATTCTTCTTGTAATGTTTTTAATGCTGGATTGTAGGTTGTAGGTTTGTTAGGTGAAACTATTCCTTTACGTTTTAAATAAGTTAAAATAGCACCTTCATTTAACATTGTTGAAAAATAAATTGCCTCGTATTCAGTATGACATAAATGACCAATTGTAACTGTTAGTTCAATAAATTTAAGTCTTTTTTCTAATTCGACAATAATTTCAACGTCTCGAAGGTTATACTCAATAAACGTATGAATATCTTCTTTAAATAATTTATCAAGTGAACCTTGATATTCAATTTTTTCTAATTTAGCATATTTTTTACCAATATCACCTAAACGATAAGATGGTTCTTGTTTGGTAATAAACTTTTTGAACAACAACATATAATCTAGGTGGTTAATACCTCCTAAATTAACAGGTTGTTCAGGAAATTGAGGTGTGAAATTGATTTTACCTATTGGAGATAGGGTTTGAGCAAGTGTTTCACCTAATACTTTAGAAATTCTATAATATAGGTAAGGAATATCAAAGAAACCACTGTTCCAACCTGTAATAATGGTTGGGTCTAATTCATACCACTTATCTAAAAATCCACTTAATAATTCTTTTTCAGTGGCATAGGGTATAACCTCTTTATCTTCTTCTACTATACTATTAAGTGTTTTACTTTCATCTAAAAGCAAACAATAGTATTTTTTAGAATTAGCATCATAAAGAGCAACAGCAGTTATTTTACCTTTAGGATCTTTAATATTTTCCTCAGTTAATGCTCCAGCAATTTCACACTCAATATCCAAATAAACTGTATTATGAAACTTTGGTGTATCGTCAGATTCATAATAGTAATCAACAAGTAAGCGGGTAATTTTATCTACGTCTTTTTCAAAGTACTTAGGATCTTTCCAATCATCCATCCTTTTAATAGGGGATACTTTGGTACCTTCTAGTGTTTCAAAGTCACCATCAGGATTAGCAACATAAAGAGTAGGCCAATGTTGAACGGTTTTAAAACCTTTCCATCTGTCGTCTCTTAAATAGTACTGTCTTTCTTCTCTATCGTAGTAAACCGCTTGATACATTATTTTTTATAGGCTGTGTTTAGTCCTTGCCACTGACCATCATATTGTTCTCCTACTTCTTCTACCCTCCAGAATGCAATTTGTCCAATACGAGCATTTTTTTCAATAATAATAACACTTGTTACAATCATTGTTGTGTTCATTTGGTCACAATAGAATCCTGGATCCCACCAAGGTGATTCGATAATAGTTCCTGTACGGTACAAAGATGAACGGTGAGTAATTTTAGCAGCACAATCAGCAGGTACTTTGATTCCCTCGTTAAATGTAACTGAATAAACACCTTTTTCAAGTCTCCAACATTCTTTGCCTTCGATAGTTCTTGTTGAAACTTCTTCGTAGCCATCAGGATTAATGTAGGTTTTGTCTTTGTAAACAACAGAACCAACATCAATTCGTTCTACTTTACAAACGGATAAGTCAATACCAATTTGAGCACGTTTTGAAAATTCCGACTCAATGATATGATTTGAAATTTGATTTGAATTTAATAACATATTATTTTAATTTACTTAAGATTTTGTCCCAAAACAAGTCTAATTTATCTTTTCTTGCTTTACAACCACAATCATCATAACCCATTTTTTTGGCTATGAAGAGGGCAATACGATAGCCTTGCCCTAAGGTAACAATGTTTATTACCTTTTCAACAAAACCACCTAGCTTCATTAGATTTGATGTCCTCCGTTATTGATTTTTAAGCTATCGAAAAACTCTTTACGTGCTTGATTTTCATTGTTTAGGAATACTCCTGATGCTTTTGTGGTAACCATTGAAGCACCTTGATGTTTAACACCTCTACAAGAAACACAATTGTGAGTAGCAACTACAGTTACAATTACACCTTTGTTGTTCTCACAGATTTTATCTACTGCTTGGTGAATTGCTGATGTAAGTTGTTCTTGAATAGCTCCTCTACGTCCAAAATGCTCAACAATACGATTTAATTTAGACAAACCAATTACTGAACCGTTTTCACCTACAATATAACCAATATGAACTACACCTCCAATTGTTTGGTGATGATGAGAACACATTGAGGTAAGTGGAATATTACGTTCAATAACAATACCATCATAACCATCACTTGGAAATGAGGTAATTTCGCTCATTGGCTCGTAACGGCCTTTCCATAAATCAAATACATAAGCTTTAGCTACACGACGAGGTGTATCCGAACTATTAGGATCGTTTCTCCAATCGCATCCTAGAGCATCTAGGAATTTACCATATGCTTCAGCTGCTTCATCTACCATTGACCATTTTTCTTTTTCGGTAAATGGGAAACCAGGAGCAATACCATTGGCATAACCTTGTTTTACACACTCTAAATCGAGTGTAAATGTTTTTTTATTTTCCATAACTTATATTGTAATATAATAAATTTATTTTTGATAACCAAATTAAGGTAAATTTTCATAACCAAAAATATTCCCATTTTCCTCTATTCTCCACACAGATTTAAAATTTGGATTTGGATGTTCTTGAAGTAAAATATCAACATAATCCCACCAACTATTTATTTGATTTTGTGTTAGTTGACATGAACAGAATGTTCTGTATTCTATACCAAAAGGTAAAGCTTCTTGAAGTGATAATGAATTATTATTAGTATTAAATACATCATAACTATTATCTGTTAATTTATAATAAACTTTTCTCATTTTACAAAAATCATATATTGACTAGTTCCACCATATAATAATCCATTACTTACAAAAGTATTAGGAGTATACACACCGTTAGTAACTGCAGTTCCACCACACCATGGTCCAGAATAATAAAAATTAGCACCACAATATGTTGTAGTCATTTGAGTTGGATAACCTCCATAACCTGCAAAACCACAACAATCTCTCATATAATAAAAATTTTGACTTGTAGCAGTAGTAGTATAACCTACAGCACCTTGCATACCTGGAAAAGCGGATGTTCCGTAAGCAGATGTATCACTTTTAATTGTGGTGTTAGTATATCCTTGTTGAGTATCTGAAGTAAAAAATGTATTATAATCTATACCAGAAACTTTATATACAAATGATCCCCAAGTATTATCATAATTTGTTCTTTGGTTTCCAAAAAGAAAAGAAGTAAATGTACTATTTCCATTCCATATATTATACCAACCTGCTTGATAAGCTTGATTAAAATTCTCAATTCCACCAATAGTATTTCCTGTCCATCCCCAATTTGATCCACTATAATTAATAGTAGTTGGATGACTTCTAGCAACTAACATCCATCCACCTCCATCTGTAGTCATATCACAATATACTTTTTCAAAAGTAGAACCATCTCCTGATGGACAAACATTATAATATCCATCACCTCCATATAAAGCAGGATAAGTTGTAATTAAATCTTTAGCCGTTTTAGCAGATTGAATAACAGGAGCATTATCTTTCCATAAAGTATAAGTACTAGTATTTAATACCCAACTTAAAGCACTAGCAAATGTTGTAAATCTTGTTTGTCCTACCCTATCAGGAAGACCATTTACTATAGTTAAAAATGCACTTTCAGTTAAATCTGTTGTTTTCCAAAAAGCTGGTTTTGCTGTTCCTTGAGTTGAATATCCTAAGGTATAAGAATCATTTCCCAACACATAACATGATGTAGAATCTACTGAATTATTCCATGTTAAACCTCCATAACCTGTTCCATAATTTGAACCAGTCATTCCTACTGCTAGAGTCCTTACTTTAAAAGATCCACTTGGCGCCGTAGTTGTATAAGTTGTTGGATTTGGCATATATTATAAATATGACTAATCTTCAGCCATAATACCTGTAATATATTTTTGGTTGCGTTTTAAATCATTTTCTCCATCTAAACCATAACCCACTAAAAAATATTCATTTTCTAAATTAAATCCATAAATTAAATCATCATTTTTAGCAGTATGTCTTTTAAATAGTGTTACTGGGGTGATTGATTTTGGATTACCATAACTAATATTTTTAATTAAACGATTCATAGTATTACCTGAATCATAAATGTCATCAACTAAATAAACATCTTTTCCGGTAATATCCATTTCGATTTGTTTAGTGATGTATATTTCACCCTGCGATGTACCTTCGTAAGATTTCGCGCGTATAAAGTCTATATGACAATCACCCATATGTTTCACCAAGTCCGTAAAAAACATAAATGCGCCGTTTAAAACGCATATAAATACGGGAGGTTGGTCGTGTT